TAGCAAAGAAAGTGCTCGATGGCAGATGTAGGATTTTAGCATGTGTTGAGCTTTGTAATTTCATGTGCATGAAGCGAATGTTTCTAGATATGCATAGAAAGTTTACAACTGACTCACTCAAGTATTGGTCTGCCTTGGGCTGGTCAAGATTTTACGGTGGTATGACCAAATTTATTGTCACAATGAAGACGTGGCAAAGGAGGAAAGGATTCGGTGTGGATGGCAAAAGATGGGAGACTCAGTTTTCACCCTACTTTTTCCGACGTCTAGCCGAGTTCCGATTCTCATTGCTGGCTCCTGAGCTGAGGACAGCAAAAAATTGGAAGCGAATCTACCACATGTATTACAGTTTGTGGTGCCCTATCATCATAATGCCAGATGGCTATTGCTACCAAAAGGGCACCAACGGTCAATGCGGAAACCCGAGTGGGCAATTTCTCACCGCAGATGACAATACGCTCATGATGATGTTTGTGTTCATGTATGCAGCTTCACGCATATTTGAGTCTTATGAGCAGATGGAGGAGATGATCATGGTGTCTTGCCTTGGTGATGATGCTTACACCTTGTGCAATGAGGCTGCTTACAGTGTGTGGAACTTCCCCACTGTAGCAGCATATGCCTATGAGCTTGGTTTTGTTCTTGAGAGTCCAAATCAACAACTTACCAATTGGATGGGGATAACTTTTCTAGGTGCTACCATAGCTTGGAGCACAGAGGAGAGTCAGTTTTACCCATTGCTCGATTGGGGTCGCATCAAAGGATCCCTTCTGCAAGGAGGCAAATTGTGGACACCAGCAGAGAATCTCGGAAGGATTGGAGCCTTACATTTTGCAGTGTGGCCCAACAAGTGGATGCGAAACACACTTGAGATGGGGTACCATAACTACAAACGAAGTGCTGAAAAATCAATACCAGGACTGAAAAGTTCTCCTCCGTGGAATACCGCGATGCAATGTTTCCTCAGTGATGGCGAGTGCCGCCGATACTGGTTTGGATTCGAATGTCTCGGTGGAGGTGTCGGTAATATTCCACTGCCGATAATACAAGAACTTGTGAAGCTCGGACTACTCGGTTAGAACGGCTTCCAGAATCATCGTACCAGTCTTAGGAGGACTAGCAGGTGCAGCACTCACAGCTTACGGACTTCGACCGCAAGGTAATTTCCAGAAGCGAGTATTTAGAGGAGATTTCGATCCCTTTAATACAAATCGAGAAAAAGAAAGGCCTAGATACACAATCAAGGGCCTGCCCAAAGATCGCAAAGCAGAAATGTCTAGTCGATATGGAAGTTGGGCAAAGAATGGGGCCGTCCCCCGCAAAGGACGAGCCAAAGGTTTACCTGGAAAGATTGGCAAGACCAAGTCACTCTTCAAGCGAGCGAAACGTGAAGGCAAGCGTGTGGTAAAGCAAAACCGCAAGTTTGAGAGGAAGGTTGCTACCGGACTCACACCTGCATATGGGTTCAAAAAACAAAAGAACCTTGCACGAGGTGCCGGGTTGACGAAAGTCAAGGTAGCTGGCAAGGGTGACCGAATGATCATTGGTGGGAGAGCACGTATCGGAACTTACAGTCAGACGATGAATGATGCTGGAAAGATCGTCTTTTCTGTTGATTGGAATCCTCTCACCACGATGCCAACACATGGGCTAAAGGCTATTGCAGGCCTATATGAGAAGTGG